ATGGATGAATTTGGTCTGGTTGTAACTTTTCCTTTTTGAGTTTTCTCATCATCATTGAATATAGAGCAAAATCTTTCATTATCAATTCCAAATAAATCAAGCAGTTTTATTCCATCTGCATTTAGTATCCTACCTTCTTTAATTTCTTTGGGTGTAAGTTTGGTTCTAACACCAACATTAAAGAAAGTTGTTGTAGTTTCAAATTTCAGACTAAGATAAATCTTTGTACCATCATCTTTAATAAGGGTAATGTCTGTTACACTTTCACCAATATCTGTTCCAGTTCCTTTTGTATTAGACACCGTAATAGTACTACCAAATTCTAAAGGTCTTTTTGTATTTTCTCCACCAACAACATTTACTGTTAATGTCTTAGATTCACTTAAACCATAAGTTTTGTCAAGATGTAAGATTGCTTTTAAATTTTCTTTATCTGATACTGCGTCAACGCCCTCTGCAAACCAAGCATTCAAATCATTTGCAAACGCAGTTTCAAATAAATTACCTCTATTGTTGGCTCCACGATTACCTTTTGAACCGTTACCATATTTTATTCGGATTGTTTTAAGATCGGCACCTTGTTTAATTGAAGATATATCTTCAATGGCTTTAAATGTTCTGGAAACATTTACATCTTTTTGTTTTTTGAGGTCTATATTGATTGGAGTTTCATCACCCTTTCCCTTCAAATAATTGAAAAGAGCAATAGTATCAGCAACACTTTCATGTGGCCAATCTGCAAGTGTTGTCGATATTTCTTCTTCTGATTTTGGAAAAAAACTGTAAGCCTCTTGTAGATAACCTTCATCTACAATAAGAGTTTGAACCTTCTCCAATAGAGAAGTTTCAGTTTTACTAATAGGATTTAGTTGCCGATAGGCTTTTCTAATTGACATTTTACACCGTTTCCATTCATACAAATAATTTCAATACTATTTATATAACATGATTACTCTAGAATGTCAAGTTTATTATTCTTTAAAAATTGTGGTATTGGCCGTTCACCAAAAGGTGGATTCTTACTAAGTTGTTCTGAAAACATCTCAGCGTCAATCTTTCTTGTGAATACCTTAATAATATCATTAGTAGGAAATTCTACAACTTCCCACTCATGTTGGTTTTTATTTACAAAGTACTTTGGTTTCTTATACTTTGATGTCCGAAAATTTCTCATAAGTCTTGTCTTTCCCAAGACCCACTCCGAAAGTTGTTTTATCAAATGTTGCTCCTTCATCTTGTCCACTGTCAATAATGTCATCCTGTGCTTCCTGTTCACAATCGTATAGTTTCATTCGAGCCCTGTCAATCCCTACAACAAATCTTTTGTTGAGGCCAGGGTCGTTGTATCTATTCTTTAACTGCTTTACCATCAATTGATTTAGACTTTCCAAATCTTCTGTTGATATAAGTGCAAACATGAGGTCAGCCGTAGCAGGCAAACCAAAAGATTCTGACGTATCTTCCAGCCCAATGTCGCTGTTTGCATATCCCCCTCTAGTAGTCTGTGTCGCTGACATAATAGGAACATTATTCTCAACTGCAAGCCCCCTAAGTTCTTCGGCAATCGCCTTGATATAGAAATATGATCCGACATTTGCATTCCCCTTAAATCGTGAAGAGGCACAGATATTCAAGTAGTCGATAAAAATAATATCAGGTCTAAATGATTTCTTCAGTGCCAGTTCTTTTAGTAAACTTCTGAAATGTCCTGTGTGTGCAGATGCAGTAGGATATTCTTTGATAATTAACTTTCCGTTGGTCTTTGTTTGTATTTTGGATAGACGATCAGTGAACATTTTCTTTGGTAACTCATGTAAGTCATCCATAGTTATATTCATTAAGTTTGCATCAATACGTTCTGCAATTCTTTCTTCTGCCATCTCCAATGTTATATAAAGAACATTCTTACCTTGCATTAGGGTTGACGCAGCCATGTGACACATGAATAACGATTTACCTACACCTGTACCAGCAAGGGCAATGTTCAAAGTTTTTTGTGGGAGTCCACCCTTGGTAATCTTGTTAAAGTAATCCAAGTCGAACTCTAGTTTCTCTTCTTTCTTGTGATAGAACTCGTATCGTTCTTCACCATTTTCTACATAGTCGTGTCCTACATTCTGGTCAAATGCAACTGCAAGTGCCTCAGATAAAATAGACGGTATCGCTTCAGCGGTGTGTTCTTTGTCCTTCCCCTCAATGATTTGAATACCGTTAAGGATAGCATTGTAGACTGCTTTATCCTTACAAAACTTTTCTGTCGTATCCACCAACCACTGCATATCAACCTGTGCGTTAGATAGTGTTTCGACAATTTGTTGAACTGACTTGAACTCATCTTCATTCAAATCTTTTCTATTATCAAGTTCTATGGAGAGAGCTTCTTTTGTAGGTTGATTACCATACTTCTCCATGAACAGATTAATCTCTTCAAATACAACTCTTTCGTGACGATCTGAAAAATACTCTGGTTTAATGAAAGGTAGAACCTTTCTCGCATATGGTTCATTGTATACTAAGTTACTGAGTGTTGTTCTTTCAATCGTCTGTATTGACATATTGCATCGAATCCTTTTGTAATTGTTCTTCTATGAGATGATGTAAAATATCACCCATAAGATTTTTAAAATCAATATCTTCTTCTAAATCTTCTTTTGGTATTGTAGGTGATACTAACACATCATAGTTGAATTGTAAAGAAGCATTATCATTTTTTTCATCTTCTTCAATTTCTACTTTACCATACTTATAGATAATATCTTTGTACTCTTCAGTAATTTCAGTAAGTCTAAGAGCAGTCCACTCTTGAGACTTATCTGATACTAACATGAAACATCTAGAGATATCAACCTTGTTCAGTTTCTTCTTCAACTTCTTCTACCTCTTGTCTCTGTCCATACTTGTATTCTTTTGATGCACATTCATCCAACTGAGCCATCACTTCTTCAGTAAAGAACTTCTCTGGTTGATTATTGATAGTCTTACCAAATGTCTTTGTACCATCAGGCAACTCAATACGAGTAGAAACAGATTTGAAGATACCATACTTCAATGCAAGTTCAAGCAGTCCATAATATCTATCAAGTCCACGTTCATACATAAGTCTCACATCAACCATTTTGTTTTCGATAGTCAAACGAGACTTTGCATTCTTACAATGGATGATGTTACCGACAACTTCTGTACCGTCCTTTTCTTTCTTCTTTGAAAGATAGACAATAGATGAAGCGGCATACTTCAGTCCAGAACCACCACCCATTTCTTTTGTTGGGAACATAGAACCCACAACATCATAAGTGTGGTTAGTAACTACCATAGGAACTTTCGCCTTACCAAGTTTCAATGTCAATACACGAAACGCAGCCTTGAGAACTTGAGCCCTTGTCATGTCTCTAGTTTCTTTACCCTCGGCAGTATCATCTACTTCCTTTGTAGTAGACAACATACCAAGTGAATCAAGACACAACATCATAGGCACACGGCCATCTTCTGGTGTCTCCATATATTTATCCAAAACCTTAATTGCCTGTGTACGAAACTCTTGCACAGTTGTTACTGGTAGGATAACCATTCTCTGAGGGTCGATACCTCTGTCAATAACCATCTGTTTTGTGATTGCAGATTCAGACTCAAAATACAACACACCAGCATCTGGGTTTGCATCAAGGAATGACTTCACCATACCCATCACAAAGAAGGTTTTACCAGTTGCAGATTCGCCTGCAACCGCTGTAATTTTGTTTGCTGGCAGTCCACCATAAATCGAACCACTCAACAACGCATTGAAAATATAAGAACCAGTGTCGATAAAGTTATCAACATCACCAGCCTCTACACCTTCAGATACAAGTGCGGCGTATTCATTGCCCGCCGTCTTTGCAATATCTTTTAGAAAATCCATACTTTAAATATCTCCTTCTTTTCTGTTTTCAGAACGAAACGCTTCAAACCCATCAGGGTATCGTGCCTCAAGTTTCTGTATATTAGTATCTAGTACATCTTCCAAAGAGATACTCAATGCAATACAAGCCTGTGCAATGTACCACATAATATCACCAAGTTCACGCTTCATGTGATATTGTGCATCATCGTCCATAGGTTTTCCTTGGAAAATACACTTCTTTACAATCTCTGCAAACTCACCACCTTCTGCACTAATACCGATAGCCGCAGTCAATACACGTTCTGGTGATACACCAAAGTTATCAATTACGTCAAGTGAGTCTGAAAGTGCCTGTGCATCCTTAGATGCATCACTAGTCACCTCATCTACAAAACGAGTATAGTCAAGTAGAAAGTCTTTATCCATCATTTATCTCCAAAAATTGTGTTATGGGTATTATATACTTTAACAAAAGTTGTGCATTTTGTCAAGTCTTTTATTCGTCTTGCGCCAACATAAGTACAGGACGATCTGATGCCTCCAAGAATAGTTTGCATAGTATTATGAATGCTTCCTCTGTAGGGAACAATGACTTCTTTTCCTTCAGAAGCTCGATAGTCTTTAAGTCCACCAAAGTGTTTTTCATTTGCTATCTCCGAACTCATCCCATAGAATCGAACTCCTATAGGTTCTGGATTATCATCCTCTAATATATATTCCCCACCACCTTCATCGTGGCCAGACAACATACCACCAAGCATAACAAAGTCTGCTCCACCACCAAATGCTTTTGCTACGTCACCAGACGATACACAACCACCATCAGCAATAATATGGCCTCCAAGACCATGAGCGGCATCAGCACATTCAATAACAGATGAGAGTTGTGGATATCCGACTCCTGTCTGTATACGAGTAGTACACACACTGCCAGGGCCAATCCCACACTTAACAATATCTGCTCCATTTAGAATTAACTCCTGTGTCATATCACCAGTAACTACATTACCTGCTATGATAACAAGTTCTGGGTGATTTAATCGTAACTGATAAATGAAGTTACTAAACATTTCAGTGTAGCCATTTGCAACATCTACACAGAGATATTTAATAGCACCATCAGTCAGTTCGTACACAGTACGAAACTTTTGCAAGTCATCATCAGATACCCCAATAGACATTGCAACATTTTCTACTCTGTCATATTTTAAATCAGTATCATCACAATCAAAGAAACTAACAAGTTCGTTTACTGTATATGTTTTTACTAGACAAGTAAATACATTATGTTTTGCAAGTGCATCTGCGATTTCAAACGTACCAACACCATCCATATTTGCAGCCATAATAGGAATACCAATATATTCTCTTGGTAAATCCATATTACCTTTTGCATTTCTAAATTTTGTTTGTCGAAATAAATCTACTTCTTTTCTAGATTTTAGTGTTGAACGCTTTGGACGAATCAACACACTAGAAAAATCAAGTTTGAAATCTTCTTCGATAACCATTACAGAATAATTCCTTTTTTGGGAACTTCAATACCAGATGTTTGTGTTGTCCATCCATCTGCAAGTTCTTTGATTGTATCTACCATATATGCAACAGAGTGTTTTGGAAAACTAAACTCTCCTTCAACTTCTTTACCTGTCATACAAATACCGTTCACAAGTCCAACTCCTTGTTGAGTTGCCTGAACTAATCTTGGTTTATAAACTATTATACTTTTTTCATCTGCTTTTACAAAGCGTCCGATAATCTCAGCGCCATTTATCATTACTAGTGTTTTAATCATTTGATTGCTATTGCTCCTACGAATGTGTGGTTTCTCCAAAAAGGCTGTATCTTATCACCCCAAAACCCAGCCTCACATAGATTATCAACAATCTCGTTCCAAGTGTTTGGTTTCATCATATGACGTAAAGTTTTCTCTTTATCCATGATATCTTCTGTATCAAAGTTCTTTCTTTTATAGTCATAGTAATTAAATGTCATCATGTTCTGTAGTCTAGGGTCTTGACAAACTGTTTTCTCTGCAAAGATAAATCCACCACCAGTATTCAAACCTTCATAGATTTGTTTGATAACTTCTTGTCTGTGTCTAGGAGGCATAAACTGTAGAGTAAAAATAGATGTAACCAACGAACAGTTTTCAAACTTGTAGTTACGAATATCATCCTTTACAAAATTAACTGTGGCCCATGGGTGCATTGAATAAAGATGTTTTTGTCTTTTGTCTAAATCACCAAAGAACCCTTCTGCAATTTCTACACCAACATAGTTGGCCATTGCACAATGGTCTTGGTTCTCTTCAATAAGAGCCTGAGTTAGTTTACCTGTAGAACAACCAATGTCTACAACATTAGTATCATCTTCTACAAAGTACCTTGAATACTGCACCACATCATCAAGTAAATTACTGTAACCACGAATAGAATGTTCAATATGTTCATCAAATCC